TTACCATGGCTGGTCACTATCCTTAACTTCTCTACCCTCAAGGGTAAAGCCGTTAGACCGACCACTTCCTGAACGTCCAAATTCTTTCCGTGGTTGATTTAATTGGCTTTGCCCTTGTTTGTCCCTTTTAGCCCAGTTGCGAATGGTTGCCAGATAGTTCTTATACGCCTTGCCATTCATACTGCAATACTCAGAAACGCGTTCGATTCGGCCCTGCCAGTCAGAAGGAAACTCCGATTTAAGTTTCTCCAGTTGTTCATCTGTCAGCAAGACATTTTGGTATTGTCCATATTTGTGTCGTGCTGGTTTGGCTTTGCCTGGCTTGGGCTTACCTGGTTCTATATACTTACCTTTACTAACCTTACCTAACCTATCCTTACCTAACCTAACCTCGGTATGACAATTGCCTACCAAGTGTCCGTCATTTGGTTGACCGTTGGTTGACACTTGACTACCGAAAGGTAATTTACTATAACTAGCGTCTTCATTTAGCTCTAATTGTTTAAGCTCACTAGTATATTTCGTGGGGTGCTTACGATCTGATCGGATGTAATTATGAATATGCCAATCTTTAATCACAGTGACGCCATTCTCAAACGGAATAAGATACTGCTTGGCTAACAAAATTTTCAAATCATCGTCACTTGAACCAGTCATCCGCATAATGGATTTTGTATTACCCACAAACCCATCATCATCAGCATGCATATTCAAATGAAAATATAGTAGCTGAGCTGACTTAGGCATATCCATAAACAAATCAGAATCCGTGATCGTATTACTAAACATTCTTCTCTGTGCCATCTCTTAATCCTCCCTTGTTTACTAGTAGGCATTCCACCCACCCGGTGTATTAGTCACTGCTGTATTTACCTTTCAAGCCAATTCGTTTTAACGTTTCTTTATCTAGTTTTATGCCATCTACCGGAACGTGGTATTTTGCACTAAATGCCACGGAGCCAATTTGCTCAATCTCGCTGTGATGGACTCGACACAATGCCATAACGTGCCGTTTGGTGTGGTCAACGTGTGTTCTGTTCGAGCCGGCTCCGATAACGTCTACATGATGGATATCAGCACGATTACCACAGATCATGCAAACTCGGTGGCGGCAACATTGAAACAGATAATACTCTTGCTCACGTGGCAATAGCTTATAGCCTTCCTTGAACGGCACGTGCCACTCAAACATGAAGTCGATGACTAGGTCGAGTAACCGGTTAGCATCGCTCACAGACGATTCTGTGGTGTCTGACAGGCTAATCTGCTTGCCAAACGTATATGACTCATACTGCAAATAAAACAAGTTTTTCAAGAAGTCTGTCGGCATACCTGACCACGTATAGATGTCACTAAGCAACGCGAAGAACAAGCGTCGTTGTTGCGGCCTAGCTTTACGTGTGTCAGCTATTTCCCAATCCACATAAAATTGGCTGTGGGAGCCACTAACGGTCTCTATATGGTCTAAATTAGGCTTCTCATCTAACCGTGTAACCAAATAGTATTGACCATCCTGCTCAATTAACTGCGCTCGTGACTGTTGCATCTAGTCACCCCAATGTTTGGAAGCTTTATTTAATAACCAGTTTAAATTAGAAGGGCGATCCGTCTGGAATTGGGGGAAAACCACCGCCATGGTAACTATTAGCTGATTGACTACTATATCCTGGGGTTTGCGTATTACCAGCATTACTACTTGCTGGAGTGTTGAATCCATTACCCTGTTGGCTATTAGTTGTCGTGCCAAAACCACCACTTGTACTTTTGTGATTGCCAAAGCCACTATTTCCTGTATTGCTACTTCCTGCTGGCCGCTTAACACCATTCGGCTTGCTACCATCCTGCATAAATGGCTCGTAGCTTTTAACCGCTAAATAGGCTTTTCCGTTTGAACCAGCATCCCAATCAACCGTGATTGCCAATTGATGCCCTACTGCTTGACTGACAAACTGTTCAATTGAATCAAATACTGTGCCATTACTTGCGCCTAAAGCTACTGCAATGGTGTTAAAGCGTTTAGCGGATAACTTGGCTTTGTCCTCAGAAGTACTGTCCCAGACCTCATTATCAAACCGGATTAGGCCACCTTTGTACGGGCCGTCTAAAACCTCATAGTCAAAAATTGCCATGGGCTTGCCAGCCTCTTTGGTTTTCGTGTATTGCGAACTAGACGCAATAACCACATTATATTTACCTGCTTCTTCGACAGTTTGTCCGAAAGTGTTATTTGAATCTACTGTAAAAAGTGCCATTTTATTTTGCTCCTTTAGTTATTTGAATTAATTCATTTGCTTTAATCAATTTGCGATTATCAATTCGGTTCTTGGCGTGATTTCCCTTTTCAGGGTCTAAATCAATCATGCGTTCACCACCTGTCAAATAGATCCGGCCAACGAGGTCAAACATACTAGTAAACGCATTGAACGTCTTTTCGTTCATGTCAGCTTGGTATCTGCCTTCGCCACTAATGCCTGATGAGCCATTGTCAAGTTGATGAGCAGTAGCGTATACAGACTTGCCACTTTCTTTCAAAATCGTACCGAGATCTCTAAACCACAATTGTAATTTTTGATAATTCTGGCGATTGTCCTTTGCGGCATTATCAATATTTTCTAATACCAAGTTTTGAAGTGCTGTGATATTGTCTAATACAATTACCTGATACTTAGCATCTGAAATTCCTTGCATGACATATTGTTCAACCATGGCCTGGATATTTGGCATGTCACGATGTTCAAAGATAATAACATCGACGCCCTTATCACCAATCAAAACATTGCTCGACATATCGAAGCTGAACAACAACTTGTGACCCACAAACTGTTTCACTACACTGGTCTTACCGGTACCACCATCACCATATATGAAGTACATATTTGGTATCACTGGAATATTGCCATCCGCATAAAACTTCATCTACATCACTGCCTCAAATTTAATACCATTCTTTTTCATATATGAAGATAGCCCCCACATCTGGTCTTTAGTGGCTGTAATTTTCAAAGTTCGAGTAAGGGACACTACTTCGCCAGTGTCTGTATCGACAATTTTGCCGGTACTCGTTTCTTGCTGATGTTCTGCGGCCAATTGCTGTTTAAGCTCTCGCTGACGTTCACGTTCTTTGGCTGATTCAACTTGCCGGTCAATTGCCTGCAACAAGTACTGGACGTCCTGTCCTTGCTTCAACTGGTCAATCCATGGGATGGGATCAACGTCGACTGCTTGAGCATACTTGGTAATCATCGTTGTGGCAGTAGCCAACTTATCCTTGGCTTGCTTTACCACTGTCATCGACGATGCAACTTCTTGAGTGATTTGTTTGTTGCTGATGCTCTTATTCAGCCAACGAGGATCGAATTCAATTTCATCCACCCCAACGTCGTAATTGGGTGCCATTTCAGCAATCAAGCCCATCACGTCAGCTTTGCGTTGTTCACGGCGTTGAACCTCCAGCTCACCAAGTCCTTCATCAATTGGATCAATGATCATGTCGATGCTGGCTTCAAGCTTTTTGACCTCGGTTTCAAACTCACGTAATGGTTGATTATAATTTCGTTTGATTTCTTTGCGCTGATCATCAAGCGCCTTTTTGAGCTTGTTCAATTTGGCCCGCACTTGCTTGCTGTCAGTTACGTTATCTTCGGTGATTACTAAATTCGAGTAACGCGATACATATTGCGCAATGGACGCCTGTAATCCTTCCAAGTTGTTAATTTTGATTGGTACCGGTTGATAGTCCACTGTGTAGTCTGGCAGATTAATTACTTCATTCGCCATTATTTCAGCCCCCTATTGATCATAAGTTCGTTTAAGTCGATTGCTTTAATCATGTTGTCTCTCATCTGACGTAATTCTGGCGTTAATGCCTGCGGATCAATCGATGCAATCAGTGCAATACCATGGAAAATGCAATGCTGTTGTTCTAAATAAGGTAATGGGTTTTCCATAACTACCGTCCTCGCTTTATAGCTTTTTTAATATATGGTTGTGCCAAGTCAATGACTACATGATGGCCATCTGGTTCCAGCAGCAGCTTGTATTGGTAGTTATATAAATCAGTATCGATGGAATCCGTATTTTCTTTCAGTTGTGTACTGGCTGCCCTGAAGCTGGATTGTAAGGAACCACTATGTTTATAAAGTCGGTAGCATCCATCTGATTTTGATTTTTGAAGATCTAACAATAATTGGTTTTGATAATACTTATAAGTAACATATTTAAATGCCTTGTCATTTATTACATCGCTTGCAGCAGCATTAAAAGTCATAATATTGGAACTAATTGAAACCAATGGAAATGGAGTCCTTCTTCTCCCAAGTCCATTCGAACCTAAGCTAATAAATTTGCCGTAATCTATTGATGTCATAACTACCGTCCTCGCTTTCTTAGCACTTGCAAACGAGACTGCTTTGGAATAGAGTAGATGTTGGTACTAATCATCTCTTCCATTAGTCCATCGTTAGCCGCTACTAGCGATGGCTTTTTTTGCACTCGTTTCCACTCGTGGAGTGGTAAAATTGATACTTTTTGCATGATTATTCCTCCTACTTAATTACTTGAATACCATTAGTAATGATTTCAAATTGCTGACCATTCTCTTTTACTACAGCTACATCTTTTTTTGTACGCAACGTGAACGGAATTGACTTGATTTCAACTACTCTGCCAACACCGGCTTCTCGTATTAATTGGCCGCAACTATACTCAGCCTTGTAACTCACTCGATCACCTACATGAACTTTCATGATCATTCCTCCTAATACATTGGTGGCAATGTAAACGTCCAGTTCTCATCAGAATTTTCATCTGGCTCGCAAACGTTAATATCGTGTTCTTGCAATTCACCAATAAATTCTTCTGAATAGCCAAAGCATGGCCGCCGCTTAATGATTCCATCTGTATCGTACGTGATAGCATTAATCAGCTCACGTTCATCTGCACGAATTGCGTTATACTTACGTGCTCTTAACGCGTGCTCAATGTCTTCTTCATACATATCGTTTCCTCCTAAATTCCAAACCAGTTTCTAATTTCATGGCGCTTGTACCATACGGATGTTAGCGCCCAGGTTAATGCCGCTACTTCTACCATGGCAATTCCTCCCAATGAGATTCCAAAAAGTCAGCCATCACGCTAGCCTTAAACTTCCAGGCGCTACCGCGTCCCTTGTGAATTATTTGGCCTTGTTGCTCCATACGTCCAATCTGTCGGCTGTATTTTGGATTTTCAATGATATTTTCTTTAATCCATTTAATCGATTTGTTTCCACACCGGTCACGTAAATCGTCCATTATCCAGGATCGCCCCAACAAGGATTGATCCAGCAATTTGTTATACGCCTCTTTATCAACTAATACGTATTGGTCCATGCTTTTAACGTGCATCGGAACTGTTGCCACTTTTAGTGCTTGCATAATAGAGTCTCCTTTCTAATTTCATATTGCCAATCCTTCCACGCTGGCTTAGTTGTATACTTGACCTATTCCAATTAATCGAGGTGACAAATATGAAACTTGATGAATTAACAATGATGCTCGATACTTGCTATCCCAAATGTATAAGGAATATCTTCAAAATCGTTCTAAAGGAAAAAATAAACGAGATGCAATGGCCTTTGGTTCCGAATTTGAGATTCATGACAATATCATGCCTGAATGGTCTCAAGCTGATACGCGGGAAACAATCAATGAGTTATCACGGAGTAAATTATTGGATGTGGGATTTGGAAACGGCAAGGCTATATACGTTTCTTTATCGACAAGCGCAATTGTCCTAATGGAGCACAAATTTAAAGACAAAATAAACGCTGTGATCAACTATGCAACTAAAATAAAATCGTTGATTATCTAGCCATAGACTATCCAATCTTTAGCTGTTAAATCATCGGTACTTGGCTCCCATCTTGAAGACAACCCATCTTTAGTCACTATTAGCATTCGTTCAGTCGTATTAGTTGGTATAAGCCATATAGGCCGTGGAAACTGTGAACGTCTTGCTATTCCACGGCCACTTTTTTGCGCTTTTTTAATTGCTTTGCTTAGTTTCATGCAGCTCGCCTCCTTTTTATTGACTAATCTTTTTGTGAGGGGTGCCCTAAAGGGCCTTTTGGACCCGGATCATCGCACCCCACATATCGCATTCTGAAGGCTTCCGTGTTACTTGCGATAACACTGAGGTCTTTTTCAATTGCCCATAATACGTGTACTAGTTGCTTTAGTGTTTTTGTCATATTGCTAATCCTCCTATGCTGGCTGTTCATTTAAGTAAAGGTCGCTCATACCAAGCATGTCCGCTGCTTGTGCTAAAGCGTCGTAGTTCGTCGCTTGAACTTCGCTAACTGTGCTCGGTTCCCACTTACCACCGTTAACCCGAGATTTAAGGTTAGGGTTCAACATCGTATCGTTATACTCAAGCAAGAATTTCAGTGCTTCACGTACATTTTCAAATTCCATTGTTTTACCTCCTATGCTGGCTCTTTGTCGAATCGAAGTGACGTCTGTCGAATGATTGTCTTAGTTGCTGTAGATGGCTCCCAATCGTTGATGAAGTCCATTACCATCTGGTAGTCCTTCTTGCGTAGCATTGACCGAGCACTCACGTTAGCAATCTTCTTGACACCACCGTTAATATCCTTAAATAGCTCGCCACGTTGTTTCTTCGTAATATGTCCATAACTGTGAGCCACTTCTGACACACGTTGGTTAACTCGACGGCTAAGTGCGCTGTATTCAGTATTTGGAATAACTTGGTTCTCTTTGAGGTCTTTCACATCGCCCTCTACACTGTCTAGGCGCTGATTAGTTTCCTCATTGGCTTGCAGTGCCAATCGTGCAATCTCTCGTGGTGATGTTGGCAATTTCACTTGTTCTTCCATTTCGTTGAATGCTTTAATGTACTGGAGCTTAAATTGAAGTGCTTTATCACCTGTGAAGCCCATTGCTAACAAGGTAAAACCATCACGGTTCATATAATAGATTGGGTAAGATTGACCGTTCTGTTCGTTAATATATGTCTCCTTTGCGAACATGTGTTGGGTATGCTTATTTTTAAGCAGACCCCCAATTGTTGCTAATACATTACGATGTTCTTTCTCAAACGTTTCAGCCACTTGCAAGCTACTAGTAACAGCTTGCTGGTTCTTCATAATTACTAAATCATTCATGTGATCATTCCTTTCATTGAATTCCTAAAATTTTGGCCATTTGTGACCGAATCCGCCTTGACTTGGGTTCGTTATCACCTTTGATCGCACGGTTAACTTGTGACGGTGTGACCTTTTCGGACTTAGTGGTAAGCATTTCAGCCATTTCTTTTTGAGAAATTTTGTGGCGGCTCAATACATTTTTGTATTTAATTTCAATTTCCAATGCGACATCCTCGATTGTTTGTTCTGGCATTTTTATTCCTCCTTTCGTAATTTATTCATCAAGTTATTGACTTATATTTAGACTTAGTCTAAAATGAGTGCATACGAAATAAGCAATTTAAAACCTACTACTATCGCAATCTCTCGCCAAAGTTATTGTTTTGATAGGTATATTTTTTGTTGCTTAATTACTTGATGAATCAATAATAAGTCTTAGTCTAAAAATAGTCAACAATTAATTAGTCTAAGTCTAATTGTTTTGTCATAGAATTTGGAGAAATCATTGATATGACAGTATTGGATAGAATAAAAAAAGTTTCAAAAAAACGCGGATTTAGTCTAACCCAAGTTAACGACAAGGCGAATTTAGGCAAAAATACTATTTATTCATGGAAAGTCAAAGAGCCTAGTATCAATAATTTAAAAGCCGTTGCCGATGTTCTAAATGTTTCTGTTGATTACTTATTAGGAAAAACGGATGACAATTCTACTTCAAAAAAACCAAAACACGTTGATATTGCTGATGATGATGTCATTATGACATTTGAAGGTAAGCCAATACCTCCTGAAGACTTAGAATTGATGAAACGTCTTCTGAGAGGTGGTAGAAATAATGATTGACTATTTTAGAGAGGTGTTAGACTACGTATTCGATCACGGAATTGGAATTACTTTGTGTGGTGATTTTTCTTCACACACCCCGTCTGGGTCAAATCCTCATAACAGGCAAATAGTAATTAATACGAAATGGTACAAGCAACGTCAACTACCGTATATAACTGCACATGAAGCCTCACATGTGTTGAACCAAGATTCTGGGGTATTATATTACAGTGGGACTGCCAAAACCCCAATTGAGGCTAAGGCTAACCGCGGAGCTATCGATATATTGATTCCTATTTATTTTCGAGATATGGAAAGAGAATTTGCAGATCCATACACTTTTATGGAGGAATTCGAAGTTCCATCGTTCATGGAGGATTATGTAATCATCAAAATTAGAGAGTATTATGCTGATTAGCTAACTATAGACCAGATACGGATGTCGGTAAAAGCTGAAATTTATTGGAGGTATTGTGTTGTGTCAAAAAAAATAAAGGGAGCAGACGGTCAAACCTATAAGATGGTAAGCCCATCAAATAATGAGGTCAGAAAAAGGACTATAGAAATAGTTTTATCTGTAGTTAGTATGATTGTTTCCGTCATCTCGCTAGCATCTGGTTTTGGAGCGGCTGCGTTTGTCGATGCTTTCGGCGGCGGTGGTATTTATACAGGAAAACTAGTTCTAGGAATCCTGTTATCAGTTCTCGCTTTTTCTTTTGTCTTCTTTCTAAACAAAAAGCATACTTTATTTAGCTGGGCAATAATCGTTGTCGGTATTATCCTACTATTACTTTGTGGAGATTTCGGTATTGCTGGCGGAATCATGTTTATTATTACTGGGATTATTGCGCTTATTAGAAAGTAGGGACTGAAATGGCTAAAAAAATTCAAGATGAAAACGGGAATACTTATGTAGCAGTGAAACCATGGTACAAGAAATGGTGGATCTGGGTTATAGTTGTAATTCTAGTAATTTTTGGAATTGCTGCGTTTACCGGCGGATCAGATGATTCTTCTTCCAAAACTACGACCACTAGTTCAAAAGCAACTGCTCACAAAACTACGACATCCGAAACTAAGCCTGCCGCAACAGCTTCAAAAACTATCAGCGTTAACTATGATTCATACAATGTAGCAAATGAAAAGACGTATAAAATTAATTATTCAGATACATCATGGAACGCAGCCACTGTTAAAGTTGATAAAGTAACGGTCTACAAATTAACCCATTCGTATAAATATAAATCAGCAAATGATGGTACTTTCCAAGCTTCTGGATTTGTTCGTATTCACTTTGTAATTTCGCCTACTAGAGACATATCCATCTATCCAACACAAGGGACGGCAATTTATAGTAACGGTGAACAACATGAAGCAGATTCTTTAGAATCGTGGGACGGTGACATCGCCAAAGGTGCTACAAAATCTGGAAATGTAACCATTCCTGTTAAGAGCTTAGATTCCACTTCGTCACTAAAAAGTATAAGGTTTAAGTTTGATGCCAATTATGACACCGATAATATGGATGATAACAATTCTGATAAGACCTTCGATATCACGTTAAATATGTAAAATGTTTTTAGCCCGTTACCAGCCTAGCGGGCAACATGCGAGCGTAGTTCAACGGTAGAATAGTACTCCTTTGAGTTGCTGACTAGATACTTTCAGATGCAGGTTCGACTCCTGCCGCTCGCGTTGTAACAAAAAAGCACATCCACTCCCGCCAAGAAGATGGATGTGCTTAACTTGAATAAATACTAACGGGACTGTTGCACCCTTTTGCCCTTCTAGTATATCACAAGGAGTAATTTATTATGGCACAAATTAAACGTGTGAAAAAAGGTTACCTAGTAAGAATTTCGTATAGAGATCATGCAGGAAACTACCTAAGTAAACGAAAAACCTTCACCCGTAAACGAGACGCAGAGGAATTTGCTAACTCATTCGAAGTTAGTAAATTTTCTGGTGAACTAGAAAAGAAGCCATCTATTGAGTTCTCTAAGTACTTCTATTCGTGGTATGAGACGTACCGCAAGCCTAATCTCGCCTATATCACGACTCGTAGATATGAATTAGTCCATACTGAAATAGAAAATTACTTTGCTCATGCACGTATTGCAGATATTACTCGTAGGGATTACCAAAAATTCATAAACCAATATGGTAAAAATCATGCGAAAGATTCAGTTAAGAAACTGCACAATTTAATTAAAGCTTGTGTTGGCAATGCTGTTTTTGAAAAAGATGTTGAAACTGACTTCACTTATAACGTAATTATCACTTACGACAAAAATCGCAGTCTTAAGATTGATTACCTAAGTCTAGCTGAGATTAAGCAGCTAACGGCTTATGTACAGAATCACCTCAATCCTCGTTACACGTCACAATACATGATCATGGCTGCCATCTTTACTGGGGCACGATTAGGAGAAATCATGGCACTAACTTGGAAAGACATTAATTTCACGTTCAATACTATCTCAATAAATAAATCATGGAACTATGTTGAAGGTGGCGGATTCAAGCCAACTAAAACCGAAAGCTCAAATAGAACCATCCGTGTTAACAAACAATTTTTAGATAGTCTGAAAGCACTTAAGGTAAATAACCGAGAAATGGTATTTGAGAACGTTGCCCATGACATTCCAACCTCTAACGGCGTTAATAAAGTTCTGCGCTCTGACTTAAAAGCATTGGGCATCACACGAAAAGGATTCCACTTTCATAGTCTGCGGCACTCTCACGTTGCGTTCCTGCTCTCTCAGAACATTGACCTATACATTATATCGAAACGTCTTGGTCATTCTGATATTGGCACCACGTCCCGGATATACGCATACCTAATCGATGAGTATAAAGCACGCTCAGACGAAAAAATTTCCGGCTCCTTAGACAAACTTTTTAATAGCCCACAGACTGAAAAAGAAGCGAAAACTAGTATTCATTTTTGATAATAAATATCCATTTTGTTGCATAAACAGCAATTCGAAAAAAACGTGTTTTTTTAAATTTGTCTTTGCTTGTCGCTGGTGTCTTAAAAACGCTATTATAACAGTATTGTCTATGTCTGCCTGGGGGGCATAATTAGTCATAAGAGAACATTTCAAAAGTAGGAATCCCGTTAAATCAACGTTTAGCGAGATTCCTATTTTTATATTGCATGAAAAATACTAGTACAAAAATAGTTTTTACACGTTCAACACCGGATTGCATCAATGAATAGATAATGTAAGATCAAGAGTTGTAAGCATCCATCTCTTTTTAGCATCACTGATTTGCTTCACTTTCTTGCCTTAGATAAATGGTTTGTGATTTAGTCTCGCCCTTGCCTAGCAAATAGTCAATAAATTGTATAATAAAAGTCGCAACCCTGAATGCGCAGGGTTGCGACCTCTTGTACTAATACTGATTAAAGTGAG